TCTTCAAAAGCTCTGTCAGATGTTTCAGTTACGTAAATCTCCGCATGTTGATTTTCGTACCTGTTATACTCAAGTCCGAATAGTGCATTCAGACCTGGCTCTAGTTCTTTAACTAGTTGTGCTCGTGATATAGCCATAATCTTATTCTCCTATTATAGACCTGTTCCACCTTGACGGTAGAAGTGATTGTTGATTCTAACAAGAATATTAGCGTTTGATGTCGAAAGATCATCATTCTCTGGATCTTGCGATATATCAATTGCTTGTACTGCAAAAGTACCTGTAGTTCCGCTAACACTTACGTCTAGCATTACTTCAGATATTCCTGTCGTTGTATTTCCGGTTGCCGTAGAAAGCGAATAGTTTCTAAATAAATCCGCTTGTGCAAAAGCCTCATCAGCATTCATTAAGAATACAGCATCTGGGTCATCAACTACGAAAGCTGTAATATCGCCTTGCGTAGGTGTGATTGAACCAGGATAGCTGTTTCTGAATGTAGGCTTCCCACTTGTTGGATCATTATAAAAACATCCGTTAAAAACACCCACAACAGCATAAGATGTATTTCCAGCAGCTCTAGTTACAAAACCAGTTGTTAATGGTCTTACTAAATCTCCTTGGAAAATAGCAGTGGAGTCTCCAGGTGCTATCTTATATCTGTTTTGAGCTCCTACTAATGGTGTACCGTCTAGTTTTCTGTAAGGTCTTAGACCAAACTTCTCTAGTTGATTTGCCATAGTTATTTTCTCCTTTAACAGTTTATTTTAATAACCCAGCAGCAATAACAAAAAAATTATTTTTTGCGACTACCACCAAAGGTCACTTTAGACTGTCTATCAATATTGATAGGCATGTCTGGGTGCTGTTCCTTCATAAGATCATTGTCCACAGCGTTCATTCTGTCTTGAGTAATTTTATCAAAATACTCAGCACGGGACACTAATATCTCCTCTGGTATCCTTGCCAGCACAAGGCCTCCAATCCCAATACACCCCTCGTATCTTCCTTCAGTATAGAAAGGATATTTGTTTTCGCCAATCTCTTCTTTAATTTGATCGACTTTAACAAACTCCCATCCTTCCCTTAATTTTTTAGATACATTAGCTGTATCTTCAAAACCTTGAACGGTAGTACGTATCCATCTATGTGCGTACCCCGTTGGTGCAGGTGGTGCATCCAAACTGGATGGTGGAGTCCAGGTTTTTTTAGCTTCTTTTGAAGCTTTATTTTCTGACTCCCGTGAAGTTCTCTTAATTGTACTCATTTATTTATCCTCCTTCACGTATCTAGCGTATTCCTCTAGTGGCACATTTAATCGTTTAGCTATTGCTACCTGTGATTTTGTGAGTTTCACAGTTCTGCGTCCTTGTTGGCTACGACCAGCCGAAGCTACCGTTTGGACGGGTTTGGTAGTTTCTTTTTTTGGCTCGTCTTTAGCAGCATCAAAACTATCAGGAAAATATTTCCTTAGTCTTGAATTAACTTCATTATAATACTCATCACTATCTACTTCAATACCCTCTTGAGAAATATTGTTATGAATAGTAATAGCAGCATTAGTCATGACTTCATCAGTTCCAAACCATGAGTTCTCCTCAGCCCACTTCTTGGCTTTTGGAGTAATTTGTGGCATAGATTCTGATGTTCCGCTGTTTGAGGTATCAGCCTGTACGTTTTTTTGTTGTTTATTTTCTTCCGCAAGTTTCTTTTTTTCTTCCCGATTAGCTATCTCTAATCTAGCTTTTTCTTTCTCTACAGCTAATTGAGTTAACTTATCATTCGCCTCCATCATTTTAGAAGCATCCTGTTTTTCGATAGCTTGTTGAAGAGCTACTTTGACCTGTTCTCTTTGAGCATCTACTCTAGCATCTAATTCTTTAAGATACTGTTCATCAGTAGTGTTTAACTTTCTAAGATTAGTGTCAAATTTCTTTTGCAAACCTTGTGCAAAATCAAGAGCTGCTTTTTCTCTTCTTTCAGCTTCTTTCTTTTGAAAGACAAGTTTATCAATACGTTTCTGATAATCTCTTCTTGAGTCTTGTAGGTTTGGTTTTTCTTTTTCTGATTTAGGTTCAACTTTTTTTTCTTCGATAACCTCTTCTTTAACCTCTTCAGCTATCTCGATTTTTGGTTGTTCCTTCTTTTCATCAGAAGGTTTTTCATGACCTGTATATCCAAGGTCAACTTCTCCAACATTTAAGTTGGGTTCTTTTTCTTTTTTTTCGACCTCTTTTACTTCGACATTTTCTTCTTTAACGTCATCAGTATCAAGTTCGACTTCTTTTTCTTTGGCTAATAATGCTTCTGCACTATAGTCTTTTACTTCTGCCATGTTTATCCTCCTTTAAAATAAATGGAGAATATCTTCTGGCTTTCCTATAGTTCCTATTATTTCGTCATCATTGAGAATACGGTGTTCTCCGTATTTAGTTTGAAATCTTGATCCAGAGTATCTGCCGTAAATAACAAATTCTCCTTCTCTACACCATGCGCCATTCGGAAATTTTTCTTTATCCTGATAACAAAGGTCTCCTAATTTAACAACTAACCCAACGACAGTAGTCATTTGAATCTTATCTTGAGTTTCATCTGTTATTAATAAGCCACCTTTAGTTTTTGCTTTACCAGACCAAGGTCTGACAAGCATTCGGTATCCGACTGGATTAGGTATAATTTCAAGATATTCTTTGATGCCTTTTGGATCTGTTGGAATTTGTGATTTGACCTCTTCTTCTTTTTTTTGGTTTTTTCCAAAATCTGTAAGTTTAGGTTTTATCAATTGTACCATCGTCATTCTCCTTATGCAGGTTTTTAATATCCTGAAGCAGCGTTTCTAATCCGCTGAGTCTGCCTCTAGCATACATTAATTGAGATTCGGTTTCAACCCCATAGCATATATGCTGTTTAACACTATCTATCTGTTTCAATATTGTGCTTTTTATTGCTTCTATAGTACGAAAATCAAACATTTATTTTTTTTTAAATCTTAAGTTACCTGATATTGTTTTTTGTTTTGATGACTTTAAAACCATGTGTTCTAAAAAACTTGGAAAGATAATTATTTGACCAGTTTTACATTTAGGCATAAATTCACTTTGGTACATATGTGCTATCTCACCATATATATGTAGAAAATTTCTAATAGGATTTAAGAATACAGTTCTCCCTTCTATAACATCTTTATAAATAATAAATGAAAATTCAGAATGAGCATGAATGTGAGGCTCTTGATAATCATTATTGTAGTCGTTCTCCCAAATATTACAAAGATTTAATTCAAAAGGGTATTTAATTTTTTCCTCTAATATTTTTACTATTGTCTCTAATAAGTATTTAATATTTTCTTCTGCCATGTTTGATACGTTTTCAAATGACTCATAATAAGTAGAGGGTGTTTCTGTGATCCAAGTTTTTTGAAAATTTTTATTATTTATATTAATCTTTTCAACATCTATATTCCCTATAAAAATTGGAATTGTAAATAAATCAACAATCATTAATGTCTTTTTAAAGATATTTTGTTTTTTCCCTGTTTAAGTAAACCAAATTCATATTGGTTTACTATTATATTTAATATTGATTGCATATCATATTTTGGATAATCATCAAAAATAAAAACAGTTCCTGAGTGAGATCGCTCTGCAAAAAAAATTGATTCTTTGACTACGTCTACAGTTTTATGTGGCCCGTCAAAATGCACTAAATCATATTTATTTCTAAGTTCTTTTTGATCTCTATAGATGGGTACTCCATCTTCAAATCTTTTCATAAATTCCTCATCTTCCATTTGGAACAATGTGAAATTTTTGTAATCCAGATCTTTGATTAATTGATGCTTCATGTCATTAGTATAATCAGCGGTTGTGGATTTTTTATTATCATAATGTTGATAATTTAAATTACCATATGGATCAATTCCAATATGCCAGTGTTTTTTAAAAATTAATTCATCTAAAATTAATTTTGATCCTAGTCCTCGTCTAACACCGATTTCAGCTGTAAAAAAATCATCACCCCTTAAAGATTGGCATGCTTCTCTTATAATTTCATACTCTTTGCTGTCACCTTCAATCATAATTTAAAAGGTTGCAAAGCTTTTATTTTTTCTTCAGCGTCTACTATCTGTTGTAGTAACTTATCCATTTCTTCTAGATGTTGGGGATGCTCTCCAATCCCGACTGAATTAGTCAGGTATATTTTTATTGTAGCGTCAGCTGCAGATATTTGTGCGTTATATTTATCCTCTAATGCTTGTATTAAAGCTAGTCTTAAACCCATATGCTCATACTTTAAGTAAATCTGTATTAAATGCAATAACTATTTTTCGTTTATTAGACTTATTAATTCTTGAACTGTGTACTAAAAAAGCTGGGAAAGATAAAATATCTCCTTCAGATATATCTATTGAAATATTTTCCTTATTTTGACCTATAATACTAGTTGATAAATTTTTGTCAGGTAATTCAATAAATAAGACATTAGCCATGTTCGCTCTTGGATGAGTATGGTGACTATGGTAATCACCAGGTTCATAAACCTGAAACCAAGCGTTTCCAAATCTTAGTTTATCTACGTTATAAGTGTTACAAATAAATTTAGAAAAATCTGGTATTATGTGCTCAAGCATATAATCAAAGTATTTTCTATGACGATCTTTACTATGATTCCAGTCAGAATGTGATATTTTTTCAACAAGGCCATCTCTAATACCTGATTGAGGCACAGAAAAAATAAGATCTATTAAATTTTGTTTATGTTTTTCAAAATTTTTAACTTTATGTATAGTAATATTGTTATTCATTTGGAGCAAAACATTTTACGTTTAAATCAAAACTAATTGAAATTCTTGGCTCATAACTTTTACTTGGCTCCACAAAATGATCTAGAAACGGGGGCCATATCATTAATTTTCCTTCTTTAAGATTTATACCTCTCCATTCTCCTTTGTCAAATATACAATTCATTAAAGGACTTGCTATGGCTCCAGGTCTGGGGTCTCTAAAAAGTATGTTACCACTATTTTTTGGAACTTTTACGTAATATGTCCCGCATAAGTCATAATAACCACCATGTTGATGAATACTATTCCAATTACCTTTATAATTCACATTAGCCCACATCTGACTCAAACTAATTGTTCTAATTCTAAATGGTAATTCTTTACAAAATTTTTCAATCTCGTTAAGTAAATTTTCAAAGACAGGTTCTGATTTAATTAAATCACTTTGCCATCCACCTCTATTTGATTTAAATCTTGACTCTGAACTCTTTTGTTGACTTAATACCCAATTTTCAATTTCTTCATTATTAACTAAATCTAATATATTTGAGTGCCACAAAGGTGTTGGCCAGAATAGTTCTTGTTCAATAATTTTCACAAAGTTATATGTATGGTGGATAGATATCCTTAATTTTACCTTGAGCTTTAAGTTTTTTTAAATCACCTAAATTCATTTTTGAATAATCTATTCTTTTTTTTATTTTTTCTTGTTCCTTAGTAAATACATATTTATTTATCAAATTTTTAATAAACTTCCACATTATTTTTTACCATTCCTGAATATTTGAGTGCCCTTAATACCGTATATGCTGGCAACGACAAGGATCCAAAGGTTAGTAAACCATGACGGAAGCTGCGAAAACATCTCAAAAAATAGTTTTACCTTGTCCATTGCAGTGGGATCATCTGATACGACTGCCCAAGCTAAAATAGCCACGGGCGTTGAAAGAATTATTAAAACTGCCTCATCTTTCCAGTCTGATTGTCTGGCTTCTAGAAGTTTACCTTGGTAAGCCTCCTCTCCTCGAGCCATACGGTCTGCGTGCAAAAGTTGTGCTTCTGACATAGCCATTTTAGTTTTTTGTCTATTTGCGTAAATTTTACTTCCAGCATTTAATGCTAATTTTATAGCTGATAACCACATTATCTTTTTCCTCCTTTTTTAAGTTTTACCGGAGGGACTTGTGAATTAGGTCCTCTCTCTGGTGGTGGACCATACTTAACTCCACCTGATAATCCTCCAACTTTGTAAGCCACAAAATTAAAAAAATTATCCTTAGGGCTTATTAAACTTTTATCTATTGGTTTCGTTGCTTCAATTGGTGTTACTCTTTGTTGAATTACTCCTTGTCCCTCTTCTCTATCCCTACGGTTTTTGTCTTTTGTAGATTTAAGTCCTGGTACACCAAAAGCTAATGGCGATTTATCTATCTGTGCTCTTGTAAATGAAGGTGGGACACCTAAAGTTAAAGCTGCACCATAAGTTATAGTTTTTCCAAGTGCTGTTGTTGACGGACTAATTCTTCCTCTCGCTATTTTTTGTTGTTTGTCTAATGTTTTTCTTTGCTCTGGTGTTAAACTTTTACCAGTGAACTGTTTAGTTGGGTCTCTTCCGTTGCCACCTGATTTACTGCCACCACCAAAATCCGCTTGAGATGCATCTTTACCACCTCTAGCTTTAATTACTTTTTTTAATTTGCCAGAATTTTCCATAGCATAAAAAATAGAGTCACCTTTTTTTTCACCATATTGTTCTCTAAATTTTTTTTTAAGTTTTTTTCCTTTAGCTGTAAGTGGCATTATCCAAACATCTTTCTAATTTTATTTTTCCCTGCTTTTGCTATTTTTACTACTTCATTTTTTTTCATAACCTTAGCACGTTGTTCCATCACAGTTAAAATTTGTATTTTTCTAGCAAATGGTTTGTTTACATTAACAACTTTTTTGACTGTAGCTCTAGCATCACTTGGTGTAGCAAATTTTATTTTTACAGTATCTCTGGGGTTTTCGTCTGTATATAATCTTCTACCTGAACCTTTTGGTTTTTTACCTGTTCCTTTAACTGGGTCTGTCATTATTTAGCCTTCTTTCTTGCTATCTCTAATTTTTCATCAGCTATTCTAATTCTTTCAGCTGCTTGATCCTCATTATTTTCTAATTTCATTTTTTCTATATCTAATTTTTCATCTATTTCATTTTCTCTTATTTCGTTAGACATCATATCTTGGTCCGCTTTTCTTTGAAGATCTAATGCTTTAATATCTAATTCTCTTTGTTTTAACATTACTAATGGATCTTGTTTTTGACCCATAGATTCGCTTTGTGCAAGTTCCATTGTTAAAGTTGCTATTCTTTGAGCTACCATTGCATTGATTTGAATTTGTGCTCCTTGTGGATCAGTTGCTAACATGGCAGTCATATTAGGATCATTTGCTATTGTTGCCCCAACTTCTCCTTGAGCCTTAAGTGAAACGTGCTCTGATATGTGTGCCTGTAAAGCTGTGTAAACTTGTGGATTTATTTGAACCATCCTTGTAGACATAAACGCTCTATGTGCATTTATATGTGCATCATGATCCTGTTCTGGAAAAGCTTTTAACGGTTTCATAATTAAAACATCCATATTTTCTGTTGCGGGATCTTTTGGCACTGGTCTTTCCATAGGTTTTAAGATTTGATCTATATCTTGAGTGCCTAATGCCTCATAAACTCTTCGATATGCTTCTCTTAAGTTGTGCATTAGAGGATTTGACATAGCAATTTTTAAATTTTCGTTAGCTAATGTAACTCTTTGTGTCATACTCATGATATTTGGATCTGCAACTGGT